CCCGTATGGGTCGCAAAATATGACTCAAGGACTTTGAAAATGAGCAACAATTTTTCAAAGGAAGAACGAGTTGCATTTGAAAACATCCTCGAAGGTTTTCAAGATGCTATGGTTCTCTCCAAAAATGTATCTGTGTATCAGGCCCCTGATACCGAAATGGAACGCGCCAACAACATCATCTGGCGTCCTCAGCCCTACATTTTGCCGTCGTATGACGGCACTGACCAGTCGGCCAACTTCAATGACGCTACCCAGCTTTCGGTTCCCGCTACACTTGGATTTAACAAGTCTGTCCCTTGGGTGATGTCGGCTACCGACCTCCGTGACGCTCTGCAGGAAGGTCGCCTTGGTGATGCTGGCAAGCAGAAGCTCGCATCGGACATCAACGTCGCCGTCAACCGTGTTGCGGTTGCTCAGGGTTCGCTTGTCGTTAAGCGTACTGTTGCTGCTACTGGCTATGATGACGTTGCCTTGATTGACGCCATCATGAACGAACAGGGTATCCCGTTCAACGACCGTTACCTTGCACTCGGTACTCGTGACTATAACAACATGGCAGGTAACCTTGCCAGCCGTGGCACGATGGCCGGTAAGCCTACTACCGCTTATGAACGCGCCTATGTTGGCAACATCGCTGGCTTTGAAACCTTCAAGATGGACAATGCCGTCCGCTTGCAGACCGCAGCTGGTGGCGGTGGCTTGACCATCTCGACCCTTGATGCTGGCGCTCAGTTCTACTCGCCGTTGGCTACCCGTACCGGTACTGCTGGTGAAACCTCGAACGTGGATAACCGCTTCCAACAGGTGACGATCTCCTCGACTACCAATGTGGTCGCTGGTGATGCCTTCACGATTGCTGGTGTGAATGCCGTGCATCACATCACCAAGCAGGATACCGGCCAGCTCAAGACCTTCCGGGTTATCTCGGTTGACTCGGCTACCACGATGACCATTTGCCCCCCGATCATCTCGAACCAAGTTGTGAGCGATGCCGGTACTCAGTACCAGAACTGCGTCGTGAACACCAAGTCCGGTACGTCGGCCATCGTATTCCTGAACACCACCGCAACTCAGGCCAACGTGTTCTGGCAGAAAGATGCCCTCGAAATCCTTCCCGGTCGCTATGCCGTTCCCACCGATGCCGGTGTCTACGTCATGCGCGGTAAGACCGATCAGGGCATCGAACTGGTCATGCAGAAGTTCTACGACATCAACACCATGAAGACCAAGTATCGCCTTGATACCATCTTCGGTGTCGTGAACAAGCAACCCCAAATGTCCGGTATCATTCTCTTCGGACAGGCGTAATAAATCGGGGGTGTATGCCCCCGATATTTCTTTGAAAGGAAAAACAAATGGCTACTAATACCGTTTATCGCCAAGGTAAAGCGACTGTCACCATCCCCGCCGGTGCAGCTCTTGCCGTATGGTCGCCCGATGTCGTGAGCGTTTCGCGCCTCGGTACTTACACTCAGTATCCCAATCAGGCCGTCTTGATCGGTCAGTCGCTTCCCGGTCAGCAGTTGGTCACATCGACGTTCTCCTCGGGCGCAACCCTGATTATCGAGGCCGGTGCTGACGAGGTTCTGTACGAAATCGGAACTGCCCCTGTGGTTCAGTACCCCCAGGCCAACTCCGGTCAGATGCCCGCTCTGGCGGCTCAGGTTGTCAACACCTCGGCTACCTTGACCGTTGCCAACCTCTTGGGTCAGGTTATCACCTCGACTACTGCCGCCGCCGTTACCGGAACCCTGCCTACCGGCACTGTGATGGACGCCGGGTCTTCGCTCAACGTCGGCGACTACTTCGACTTCTCGGTTGTCGCTACCGGAGCGAACGCCTTTACCATCGCAACAGCCTCCGGATGGACTGTTGGTGGTGCTGGCGGGTCTGCCGTGGTTGCAACTGTTACCTCTGGTCGGTTCCGCGCTCTGAAGACCGCAACCGCCACCTACGTCCTGTATCGCTTGTCGTAAACACTTGGCCGGGGCTTGTTGTCCCCCCTTCGGGCTCCGGTCATTTTACAGGAGATCGTCATGCCGTTGAAAAAAAGGATCGTCCAAAAAGGTCATCAGCGAGAATATCGCTACCGAGATGAAGCACGGCAAGCCTCAGAAACAGGCTATTGCTATCGCCTTGAGCAAGGTAAAGAAGGGAAAGAAATGAAAAGTCATATCACCGGAATTGGGAAAAGCAAGCCTGCAAAGCACGTTACCCCGAGCAAGAATCCAAATACTCCATTTCAGCCTGCGCATTCAAAGAAGAATCCAGACGATACCCCCAAAAACACCTACAAGAAGCGGTAAATGTCATACACCAAGCGTCAATTCATTCAAGCGGCATTCTCTGAAATCGGCATGGCAGACTATTACTTTGACCTGACTGCCGATCAACTCGATTCCGCACTCCGGCGATTGGATGCCATGATGGCAGAATGGAATGGCCGAGGATTGCGCTTCGGTTATCCGTTGCCGTCAAGCCCTCAGGATTCAGTTATTTCTGACACTACCTATGTTCCTGACTACGCTAATGAAGCGGTTATCCTTAACCTCGCCGTCAGGCTTGCCCCTGGATACGGGAAGTCGATTTCCACACAGACCTTGGCTCTTGCAAAAAGCGCTTATCGTGATATGTCGAGACTATCGGCATTCCCCAACGAAATGCAATTGCCGGGGTCTATGCCTCTTGGCGCGGGCAGGAAGAGTGTTCCGTTCAGCGAAGAACCGGAAGACCCGACGCTTGATCGGGTCGAAGACTCGCTAGGGTTTGACTGATGTCAATGCCGTCGCGTGTCGATAGCATCAACGGTGGCGACCTCCTCGTAACCTACCGTAGCGTCGATACTGCCTACCGTGGCGCACCTGCCAGCGCATTGATTACCTACTTGCAGAGTCAAGGATACTTGCCGGGGTCGGCTATTCCAGGCCATGCTGGCCCCGGCGTTCCTGTTGGCGGATTCACTTCTACAATTCTCAACAAAGTCTCAGGAACTGACTACGATACCGCATGGACTGATATTCTAGCTAACATCCGATCAGTTGCACTTAACACCGCAGCCGGTGAATCAACTTCCGTTGGCAAGTTGTTCTGGGATGATGCAAGCGGGACTCTAGCTATTGGCCTCAAGGGCGGTAATGTCACTTTGCAAGTCGGGCAGGAACTGAACCAGTTGGTGAAACACGCTGACAACACCGGACTCGCTGACGGAAAGGTTGTCTATGCAGTTGGGTCAACCGGTGACAACCTAACCGTACGGTATGCTCTAGCCACCTCCGCGCTCACCTCTGACACTACCATCGGGGTTATGACAGAATCGGCTACCGGTGGGAACAAAGGATTCATGACAACCTATGGTCTTGTGCATGACATCGACACTTCCGGTCTAACCGAGGGTGCTGTTGTGTGGGTATCGCCATCGGTTGCCGGTGGGATGACCACGACAAGGCCGAGTGCCCCGAATCATGCGGTTATGGTCGGTATCTGTATCCGGAAACACGCAGTAAATGGTCATGTTTTCGTTATGCCTAACAATGGTCAGGAGCTTTCAAACCTTCATGACGTTCTGATAACGACTCCTACCGATAATCAGGTTCTGACCTATGAGGCATCAAGCGGACTATGGAAGAATAAGACTCCTACTGGAGGTGGTTCTGGAACCGTTACCAGCATCTCTTTCTCGACTCCGCTGACTGGAGGGACTGTAACTACTACCGGAACCGTTGGACTCGATCAGACGGCATTGGTGATCGCTGAAAGTCAGGTCACCAACCTTGTCACCGACCTAGCGGGCAAACAGGCTACGCTCGTAAGTGGGACGAACATCAAGACGGTTGGAAGCACAAGTCTACTAGGTTCCGGGGATATTCCATTGCCTACGGTATCGGGAACCTCTGGTAAGATCCCGAAGTTCACCGGGGCAACGGCAGTAGGAAACTCGGTGATGACCGAGGATACCGGACGCATCGGAATTGGAACCACTAACTTCCTCGGAACCGGGAACCTTCTGAGAGTTGAGGGAACTGACACTGGCGTTCTTCAGGTTGAGGCGCATAACCTGTCCAACGGAACCAGCGCATCAACTGACCTTGTGGCTACTGCCGATACTGGTAACGATACGACCAACTTCATTGACATTGGCATAAACTCATCGACCTACAATGACGCCGGGTTCACTTCCGGTGGGGCGCTAGATTCCTACGTCCTTGCCAATGGAGGCAACCTTGGCCTGATTGCCGGGACTGCCTCGAAGATCATCCAGTTTTTCACTGGTGGGACGCTCTTGGCCAACCTCAGATTGTCTGTACGAGACAACGGAACGCAGTCGGTCAGTCTGATTGGAACACCCCAGACTCAGGTCAATAACCAAGTAGTTCCGACCGGATATGCAACAACTGTCCAAACTCGGTATAATATTACAGGCACTCAGAGCCTGACCATCCAAGGAACTGGCATCTTTGCCGTGAGGTAACAATGGCTGAAATCAACTTAGCTCAGACCGCTTCCGTATCAACTCCCGCCGCTTCTACGGCTACACTGTTTATCGATAACACCGCAACTCCATTGGTCAAGTACACCAACCCTGCGGCAGTTACCCACACCCTAGGGGCCTTGGGCATCGCTAACACTTGGTCGGCAATTCAGACGCTGACTACTCCCGTTATCGGGGCGGCTACCGGTACTTCGCTTGCCGTTACCGGAGCCATCACATCTTCCAGTGCAACCACAGGAATCGGATACGCTACCGGAGCAGGCGGTACTGTTACTCAAGCAACCAGCAAGGTAACTGCCTTCACACTGTCCAAGATGACCGGGACCATCACCTTCGCCGCTGACGCATTGGCCGCTGATACGACGACCGCCGGGGCTACTTGGACGAATACCGCAATTGCCGCTACGGACATGGTTGTATTTACCCATATCTCTGGAGGCACTCTTGGGGCGTATCAGGTTGCGTGTACTCCTGGTGCTGGTTCTGCTACAATCTACCTTAGAAACCTTACCCCCGGATCACTTTCTGAAGCACCAGTATTCAAGTTTGCCGTAATCAAGTCGGTCAACGCATAAAGGAGCCTAACATGGCAGGATTAACGAGAACGGATGAGGTTACTTCGAGCGACCTATTCACGGTGTTCAAATATAATGACTCAGACTACCGGGCAGCTCCTGCCAGTGCGGTAGTCAGTTACATTCAGGGTGCGTTGACGTTCCCCGGAGACTACACTACGCAGTATTCTGCGCCATCGGCCACCGGTTTTACCGTTGCAATCACGACCGGATCAAATGACATTCACCTCATTCTTACCCCGCTTGCAGGATATGCTACCGGTACACTGACGCTTCCGCTTGCATCCACTTGTGTGGACGGTCAGCGTGTGATGGTCAATAGCACTCAGGCGGTCACCACCTTGACTGTAGGAACCAATGGCGCTGCTGGTGCGGTTGGCGCTCCTACCACTCTCGCGGCAAATGCGTTCTTCACGCTCAAGTATGACAAGCCATCTAATAACTGGTATCGTGTAGGCTAAGGAGTCTAAAATGCAAGTCAATCCTTTCGCTCCCGACAACGGAGCAAATCAAGCGGTGACAACCGGGGCGGCTTCCGCTTCAATCACGCTCAAAGCGGACTCCAAGTGTGTCCGTATCGTCAATACCGGAGCTACCAACCCAGCACACGTTCGCGTAGGCATCGGGGCTCAAACCGCAACCGCCGCAGATCTGATTATCCGGCCCAACTCTGAGATCATTCTATACAAAGGCGACCAGGCGAATACCTTGGCCCACATTCAGAATACCGGAGCTACCACGTTGTTCATTCAGACTGGTGACGGGAGCGTCTAATGCAAATCCCCATTCTCAATGGCATCTACACGGACGAAAGCGCTGACTTTAAGACATCGTATCCGGTCAACCTTGCGCCCGTTGTCATTGACTCGGGGATTAGCAAAGGATACCTCCGTCCGGTCGAGGGATTGGTCCAAAACGGAACAATGTCTGGGACTTCTAGGGGTGGAATTAACTGGAATGGGGTGTGTTATCGTGTCGTTGGTAGCACCTTATACAAGGTATTGGATGATGGAACTACTATTTCGGTCGGTTCGGTCGGAGCGGGTGGGCACTGTTCATTTGACTATGATTTCGACCGCCTAGCCATTAGCTCTGGCGGTTCACTGTACTATTACGATGGAACCACGCTTTCGCTTGTCGTTGACGTTGATCTCGGGACATGTCTTGACGTTGTTTGGATTGACGGATACTTCATTTCGACGGACGGGGAGTTCATAGTCTCGTCAGACCTCGGGGCTCCGACGTCATTCAACCCACTGAAGTATGGTTCAAGTGAAATTGACCCAGACCCAATTAACTCTGTCATGAAACTGCGCAACGAGATTGTAGCAGTGAACCGCAATACGATTGAGTTCTTCAGGAACGCAGGGGGTTCTGGGTTCCCGTTTGAGCGCATCAATGGTGCGCAGGTGAATAGAGGGTCAGTTGGAACTTTTGCATCGTGCATTTTTAACGAAACTGTTACGTTTATCGGGTCTGGCCGGAACGAATCTATCGGGATTTACATGGCAGTAAAGGCGCAATCTCAGAAGATAAGCACCAGGGACATTGACTACATTCTTGCGCAATATTCAAGTTCTGAACTTTCTTCTGTTATCGTCGAATCTCGGCAGGCCCCAGGCAGGAATCACCTATGGGTTAGGTTGCCTGACCGCACACTAGTGTATGATCACGGTGCGACACAGATCGCAGGTATCCCGGTATGGTTTGTGCTTACAGCCGGGGTATCGGGGTTCTCAGTCTATCCTGGTGGCGATCTAGTATTCTGCTATGATAAATGGCTTTTGGCAAACCCATCAGGTGGTGAGATTGGATACCTAAGCGACGAGGTCAGCTCCCAGTGGGGGGATGAAGTCATGTGGGAGTTCGGAACGGCTATCGTTTACAACGAAGGCAGGGGGGCTCTATTCCACTCTATCGAGCTAGTCTGTCTGACTGGCCGAGTAGCGGTTGGAACCAATCCTACCATCAGCACATCCTATTCGACCGATGGCGAGACGTGGAGTACTCCGAAGTACATTTCTGTTGGGACAACTGGAAACAGAAATAAGAGGCTGGTATGGTTCGGCTGCGGACACATGAGGAACTGGAGGGCGCAGCGGTTCCAAGGGACATCACAGGCATTCCTGAGCATTGCTAGACTTGAAGCGCAACTGGAGCCGTTAGCAGTATGAGAAAGCTAGGGCTTAGTCGTGACCAGTTTGGATTTCTCAAAGAGCACGACCAAGTTGACCAGTTTGAACAACTCTTCGACCGTTCAAACAAGTTCAAGTATTCGGTTGACGGCGGGGCTTCTGCTGTAACGACTACCATGCCAGCTATGAACGTCGGAGAGTCAATTGAAGCCGTCTACATGGCAACCGGCGGGACTCGAACAATCAACCTGCCGACGAATGGCAATTTCA